GCTTTGTTTTTGGTGAGTGGCGGGCAGTTGACGCGTTCACGGTCTCCGCACGCTACAAGAATTGACGCAAACAAAAGCGCCACAAAACTAGCCCGCCAGAGCATTTGAGCCTTCTTCAGTCCAGCCACTCGCCAGTAGCGCCTCGTATTCTTCTTTTGTCATTTCGCGTACTTCATCGTCAATTTGAATGTTTGGTCTTGTCATTTTCTAGCTCTTTCTGTATCCGTAGACGTAAATTGTTCCGCCAGTCATAGTTCCAGAGACGGGTGAAAGTGTGAAGCCAGTATGAGACGAACTAGTTGTCTCTAATGCATTGAAAATGTAATGACCAAAACCAGAACCACCTCTGACAGATTGAGCCATTGCTGTGGTAGGACGGCTTGCAAATGGGTTATGAAGGTCAATAGAAGCGCAAGCAGGCGAGCCGCTTGCAATAAGGTCGGCCCATTTGTTGCTCGCTGCTGGCCCATAACCGTTCACCGTTGTACTTTCGAATACGAAATATACTCCGCCATGCACATAGGTTGAGCCAGTAGCGTTATTTAGACTCATGCTTATACTTGAGCCTGTGTTGCTTACGGTGGTTACATCCACCATGATGCGATAGTTATCGTAGGTCGCCGAAAATGCGTCACTAACGGTCACGCTGGCAACGGCAGAACCGATGGTTTGCTGCTTAATGTACACAAGCCCGCTGTTTGCCAGATACGTGTTTGTGTCGGAAGCGGTCAACACTTCGCCAGTAGTAAAAGTCTTTATAGCCATTAGTACCCCAGTCTATTTGAGTCAAGTTTGCCGAAAACGTCATCGTTTAATATTAAATACGCGTTCTGTTCAGCCGGCGAAAAATACATTGTTACATAGGTTTCGGACACGTCGCCAGAGTATGTGTAGCCTTCAAGCACGCAGTTGTACGTTGTGCCTCGAAATGTAACCGTGTAAACGGCGCCGATACTTAACGTAACTGGCGGTATTGGCGCGGTTGTTGCATTCAAAAATATGCGCGCTGAACTAATCCGAATGGCTGGCGACTTGTAGTTATTAAGTAGGTAGTTGGCGTAGTCGAGCGCTTGGCCAGTTGAGTTGTTAAGCGTGTTCACGGTGTATGTGCGATATGGGCTAGAGCCTGTTTGCACTGTTTGAGCTGCGTAGGACTCGGGGCTTACCGTTACTTGGGTGTAAAAATTGTCGGCTAAAGACGTAAAAGTAAGGTCTTGGTAGTTAGCAAAACTGGCGTCGTTGGCGACGTCGGAAAGGTTGGCGGGGCTGTTTAAGCCGCTAAATGGGCTAATTAGAAATAAGCCACTGGCTCTGTCTTCGAGCAGGCGGCCGTTAAGTGTTAAAGCTACGCGGTTAATCCAGTCGCCCCAAGTGCTGCTAATCGTGGTTGCTGGCATGTTGGGCACTGCGACAGTTGAAGCCCACGTGTTATTAAAAGAGATTGTGTATCCGCTTTGTGTTGTTGCTGTAGCAAATTGGGTGCTAAGTGAACCGGCCGCCATGGCGTAATTAAGCCCAGAAACGCGCCCAAAGTCTGCTAATTGGCCTTCAAGCGTAAGGTTTAAGTAGTCTGCGTTACCTACTGAACCAACGTATGGTATGCCGTATGTGGTTAAAGCGTTGGCTAATTTGCCTACAAATACGGTGTAATCGGTGCCGTTATAGTTTAGTTGTATGCGCATATCAACACCGGGTACTAGCGCGGTAATTGGTGAAGCGTAACCGTTTGGGTACCGTATAACTGCTTGTGCCGTGCTGGCGTTGTATTGGTCGAGTTGATGTTGTCGTCCGACATTTACGGTAACGTTTTGGCCGTTTGGAATAGTGGTAAAAACGCCGCCACTAATGTACTGAACCTTGAAATACGGCGGCATCAGTAAATGTTGCTTACTTTGATGGGTACCGACCCGTTTTGCCGCATGTAGGCACGTAGCGCGCTTACTACTGCGTTCGGGTCGCCACCATTTACGTTGATAGTCACGCTCGAGGAGCTGACGTTGCCACCGCCAAAACCTGACATGTCGCGGTTTGTGCTGGTGTTAATACTGCCGAGAACACCGCCGAACGGGTTAGAAGTCAAAGTAGGCGTACCGCCCGACATGACGGTGCCAAGGTTTGCGTCTAACTGAGCGCCAATAGCGGCAACGCTGGCGGGGTCTACCGCAAACTTAAGCAAAAACTCGGTGTTTTCAATGACACTATTAACGCCGTTAACTATCTGTTGGGCTTGGTCAACACCCGACTTGTACCATTTGTCGGCAGTCAACTTTGCAATACGGTCGGCAGCTGCGTTTACGGTGCTAGAGATACCCACAAGACGGTCTATGGACGCTTTACCGCCGGCAAGCAAACCGTTAATAATCTCTAGGCCTACATCTGCTCCAGAGTCAAGAATGGACTTTAAGAGTGCGGGGTCGTCTAGCCCGGCAGCGATAAGTTTCTCTATGCCGGTAGCAAGTTGGCCAGCCTTAGCGGCTTGCTCGTCGAGTACGCCAAAGAATGTTTTTGCGCCTTCGCTGTCGGCTGCGGTAGTCCAAGCATCGCCCACGTTAAATATGCCGCGCACCACGTCGCCAGTTGCCTTGTAGAAGTTGTTGTAATCCTCTGTGGCCTTGGTCAGTTGCTCATTGGCGCGCATAAGTGCGGGGGCAAACTTGTCTTTGACTGTCTGCACCGCATTGTCGTAAGACTCCTTGAGTGTGCGCACTGCCTCGGCATGCTTGGCGGTCTCGGCTGCGGCACGTTTAGCGGCTTTTGCTGCCTTGTCAGTGCTAGCAGTGCTCTTGGATATCTCTAAGTTTGCTAGGCGTTGCTGTTCAATGTCTACGGCTTTTTGATAGTTGGCGCGTTTCTGGTCTGCGTCAAGTTGCAAAATGGTGTCTGACCATGCGCGAGTGTTGGCGTAGGCAAGCGCTAAACCTTCGTTTGTTTTGTCTAAGCCTGTTTTGAGTTTGCCAAGGTTAAAGTTAAGGCCAAGTACCTTGCCGCCAAAGTTGAGAAACCCGCTGCCAAGGTTGACAATGTTTACCCCGGTCTGCTTAAACCTGTCTATAAGACCGTCGGTCTGGTCTACGTTGCGTAGTATTGCATCTTCGAGTGCTTGGAACGGGTCAACAAAACGGCGTAGCTTGCCGCCAAGTTCGCTAATTACTCCGCCTAGGCCGCGGTCGTCCATTATTTTTATGAGCTTGTCTACGTAGTCGAGTAGTTGCCCGAGCGCTGGTAGCACGCGGTAACCAATGCCTTCTACCATTTCGTCAAAACGTATTTTTAGTATTTGCAAACGGCCTGCGTAGGTGTTGGCGTTAGCGGCTGCCGCGCCACCAAACTGTGCGGTAAGTGCCTCTTGTGCAGCCTTAAAGTCTTTGGTTTTGATTATGTTTTCGTCAAGCGGTACGCCCAACTTTTTTAGTGCCGTGAAATTGCCGTCATATGCCTTGCCGATAGCGGTAGAAACTGCCACCAAGTCTTTACCCGTGGCTTTTGATGCGTCAATACTGAGCGTTAATAATTCTTGAGCCTTGGCAGCGTCCCCGGTAAAACGTACTAAGCCGGCAAGTGCGGGCCGTAGCTCGTCATCGGCAACACCAGTGGCTAACTGCGTTTGGTCTACAAAGTCGGCCATAGAGTCGGCTAACGCTTGGTTAGGCCCGAGCGTTGCGCGCAGCTGTGTTTCTAAAAGTTTCTGTGATTGCTCATCGGCAATAGCGGCTTTAGCGGCTAAAGCCAAACCGCCAGCCAATGCCGTGACTGCGCCGGCAGCGGGAACCATGGCTTTTTGTAGCAGGAAACCCGACTTAGCGCCGAAACCTTGCAGGCTGGCAAACTCTTTTTTGGCTGCGTCAAAACCTTTAGTGTTTAGGCTTGAAATAATCGGAATGTTGATAGCCATTAGCGCGCTCTCGTTGTTACTAGGTTACGGTTAACAATAGTCATAACGCGCTCAACTATCTTGTCTACTTCAGCCTCGACGGCGGGTAACACACTTTCGGCAGCTGGTTGCAGTGCGCGGGGCGCAGATGCGGGGCCGACGTGCTCGCCTTCAGCAATAAGGTTGGTTACAAACTGGCCACCATTTTTAATGCCTGCATGGTCCCAGATAGCGCCCGCGGCGTCTCGCTGCTGCAATACAAGCAACTGGTATTGCGTCGCCTTAAAATCGGCTGTAGGGCCGTTAGAGAACCTTATAGTGCGGGCACGCTGACCACGTTTGCCAACCACGGTGCGAA